TCAATCCGCTCCCGCAGGAGTCTGATGTCTTCCTTGCGTTTCCTGTCCTGTTCTTTTGAGCTTTTGTGCTCGAGGATCCAGCCAATGATCGTCACAACGAGCGTGAAAACGAATGCGGCGAGCTCGACGCCGTGCTGCGAAAACCAATCACTCATGAAAACAATTCTAAGGAGAATCCAATGAACGATCTCAACGTCGAGATTCCGGACGAGGAATGCGTCAAACTGTTCCGCTACGAGGATGATGACGGTGTCGCCGCGTATCTTCTGCTGTTTTCGGAACACGACATGCAAGCGGTCAAGCCGCGTATCGACGCGCAGCTTGACCACGAAATGGCGATGTCAGTAAATGCGTCCGGCTCTTTGCGCAGGGGCGTCGTCGACCGCCCACCACAATGCGTTGGACGGATTGATGTGGATGGTGTCCGAGCCGGTGCCCTTGACGGAACCGCTGACGGTCACGGCCGTACCGTTCTTGGCCGCCTCCATAAGATCTTCCTCGAGTCTTGCGCGGTTCTGCACTTTGGCAAGAAGCACGTGAACCGGTTCTCCGGTTCCGGTGCCGAGTGTGAGTCTGTCGCTCATGATTCTTCTCCTAACTATTTGGCCCGCACGTCGCAAATGCGGGATGACACCGATTTTAGGAGAGGGCCGGGCGGTTCTCCTAACGCCGTCCGGCAACACATACGCAAAGGAGGCGCGTGATGGGACTGCCGCAGATGCTGACCACCGTCCAGGTGGCACGGCTCTTCGGGGCCGAAACCCCGGAGGAAATCAAGACCCGGCAGGCGTATCTGGCCCAACTCCGCTTCCGTGGACAAGGACCACGGTTCGTGAAGCACGGGCGGATGATCCTCTACCCGCAGTCAGCCGTGGCCGAATGGCTCGAGGAAGGCGAAACGAATTGCACAAGGAACGTATGAACCAATGAACAACATCAGAAAAGCCTGCGTCGAGGCCGTACTTGACGAGATCGAGGAGCACGGTGACGCGGTCAGGCCACTCGCCGGCGAGGAATGGGACGACGTCCATACCGACAGGTTCCTCGGACGCGTCACCGGCAGCCTCGACATCGCGGTCGCCGACCTCGTGGACATCATCATCGACACGATCAACAAGGAGTCATGGACATGAACATCAGACAGGCGGCGGGAACTGAAACCGCCGGAACGGCCGAAACGGGTTCCGACGGTCATCCCGATCGGATTGACCGGCTACGCGTCCCGTCTCCCGGCCGACGGGACGACGCGACCCATCGAACTCACTCCATCCGACGGATCCATCCCAGCCGACATCGGCGCGAAGGACCTCGAAACATTCGAATACCAGCTGCACTACACGACAGGAAACAAACGATGACCGACTACGACCGCATCGTCGAAAACGGGATGGAACGAAAGACGAAACGGCCGAACTACACGCTGCGACGCGTCATCTTCGCCATCGCCAGCATCGGCCTGATCGCCAGCCTGACCATCATGCTCACCTGGCATGGAGGCAGCATGACCGCCGCGTTCATCGTCGAAGGCGTATACATCGCCACCGCATTATGGATGATCATCCGATTCGCGCCAAGAGACGACGAGAAGGAGGACGAGCATGCCTAGCGGAGCGGCCGGCAACCAGATGCGCGCGAAATACGCTCCGATCAACCGCGGCACCATCCGCTACGGAAACGACCATGATAGCAGACACCACATCCAACCGGAAACGTGGAGCGCGCGGACAGGCATCGACCTTGACCGGCTCCTTCACGAGGAACGCGCATACATCAGCCGAATGCGTCACGCGACACCCGCACGCACCGTGAGAAGCGGTGAACGGCAAGTGTACGAGACGCTCGTCAGCCTCTACGTGGACGGCAGGACGCCCAGCGCGTACGCTGCCTCCCAACGACTCCACATGGGCCAGCATAAGGTGCAGAAAATCGTCGAAGGACTGAAGATGCGGGGACTGCTCGTCGACGCCGGCACGGGACGCGGCGGATTCCTGCCGACCGACGAAATACCCGACTGGGACGAGGGGACACGATGAGCCTCGGGACGCTCAGCCTGCCGCATCGGCATCCCGGTCCGAACGCCCCGGTCAAGGACGCCGACGAGGGGAGGATGACGCGCGGTGACGTGGCCGTGGCCGGGGCATGCCGTCGGGCGATGGAATCCGAGGCGTGGAAGGAACTGGTGATCCTCGAATCGTTGGACGTTCGTTTCACCGGGCTCGTGGGCCGGTTCGTGTCCGAGCTCGCCATGCCGGTGTTGGAGGCGATGCCCGGGGACAGCTTCCACCAAGGCGCGAAGGCGCAGCTGAAGCACATGGTCAAGACCAGGGATGGCGGCGAGACCATCCGCATCATCAAGACTCTCGCCGTGAAAGGAAGGTTCTGAAAATGGCCGGTGAGACGATCATCACGGTGGTGGGCAATCTGACCGCGGATCCGGAATTGAGATCGACGAAGAACGGCAGGAGCGTGGCGGGTTTCACGATCGCGTCCACTCCCCGCACATTCGATAGGCAGTCGAACCAGTGGGTCGACTGCGACGCGTTGTTCCTCCGCTGCACCGTTTGGGGTGATCCGGCACGGCATTGCGCGCAGTCACTGTCCAAGGGCATGCGCGTCATCGCGCAGGGCAGGCTTACGCAACGCTCCTACCAGGCGCAGGACGGGTCCAACCGCACCGTCATCGAACTGCAGGTCGACGAGATCGGCCCATCGCTCCGTTACGCCACGGCACAGGTCTCCCGCACCGGCCACCGGCAGGCGGACGGCACCTACGGCAACCCGCACGCCGCACCGCCCGTGGTCAACACCGGCACGGGCGGCTGGAGCCAGCGACCGCAACAGCCCGCGCAGCCGCCGGCGGACGATCCATGGGCCACGCCGCCGGCCGACCAGTCATCATTCGGCGGGTCCGGCACGACCGGCGAACCGGACTTCTAAAGGGAAGGAAACGAATCATGAGGAAAACGGAACAACAGGCGCTCATCCCGCAGGAGGCCACACCCGACCTGCTCATCGACATGATCGCCAAGACGCAGCAGATCACCAAGTCGGCCGCGTCCGTCATCAAGGCGTGCAGGTCCTGCATGGACAGCAGGACCAAGCAGGGGCACATCGACCGGTGGGGCGACATCAACGTCATCACGGAAGCGATCTACGACATCGCGGACCTCGCCCAACGCATCGTCGACACGGGACTGGCCATGGAGACGCTGTGCGCGAAACCCGTCAGCAGCCGTCACATGATCATGGTCGACGACCTACGCCACAGCCTCGACATGGACGACGCGCGGGCCGACACCGATACCGACTGACCGGATCGTTTCCGGGGACAAGGAGACCGCGACCATGTGGCTTATCGTAGACGATCGGATGGCCGACGACCGGCGGATCAGGAGACTGCCGCTCGCGGCCGTGGGCCTGTGGATCAAACTGTGCGCCTACCACAACTTCAATCTCGGCGACGCCGAATACGACGGCTGGTTCGACATGTTCGACGTCAAAAGCTACGGCGGCACGAAAAGGACCTTCGACCAGCTGCTCGACGCGGGACTGTTCGAACCGTTCGGCAACGGATGGCGTCCCATCTACCACGAGGGCGTGTGCAAGCCGCCCAAGCTCCTCACGGACGAACAGCGCAAGGCCCGCGCCGAAGCCGGACGCAAGGGTGGCAAGGCCGGGAGGAAACCAAGCAAACGGGAAGCGGACGGCAAGCAAGTTGCTTCCGAACCGGCAAGCGAAAACGAAGCGAACGATAAGCAGGCCGCCTCCGTTCCGCTTAGCGAAAACGAAGCAAACGGCAAGCAAGTCGCTTCCGATTCGCTTAGCAAACAGGAAGCAAACGGCAAGCAAGTCGCTTCCGATTCGCTTAGCAAACAGGAAGCGAAAGGAAAGCAAACGGGAAGCAAACGGGAAGCAAAAACAAAGCATAAAACCTATACCTATACCAATATACCTATCCCAACCCTTCCCACGGCCGACGGCAAGCAAGTTGCTTGCCCCGACACCGGGCCCGGATCCGACGTCGAGGCCGACGCCGCGTTCCGGGCCGCGTGGGCGGCCTACCCGAGCCATGCCGGCAGGCCGGCGGGCCGGACCCGCGCCCGAACCCGGTTCGACGCCATCACCGACGGCCAGCCCGCACGGACGGCCCGGCTCCAATCCGCCATCCGCCGCTACGCGCGGGCCGTCAACGACGGACACATCCCACGCCGGCAAGTGCCACGCATGAGCCGATGGCTCGACGAGCAATGGGCCGACTGGGCGCCCGAACCCATCCCCACGCCCAAAACCCACCAGTGCACGCCAAGCTGCGAACACGTCATGGCCATCCTCGGCCCCCACGAAAACGAATACGACCACACCGGCAGACCCAGCCCATGGCTCGCCGCCCGCCAGGAATGCGCCGACCAACTCAACCAAAACCGACAGGAGAACCAGCAATGAGCGACTACCAGAGCAACCAGATCAAGCTCATCAACACGAGCCTGATCGACCCGCACCCGGACAATCCACGCAAAAACATCGGCGACGTGTCCGACCTCGCGGCCAGCATCAAGGCCAACGGGCTCCTCTCGCCCCTGTCCGTCGTACCAAACGGCAAACGCTACAGGGTCATCGCCGGCCACCGCCGCCTCCAGGCATGCAAACAGGCCGGCACCGGCGCCGTGCCCTGCTTCGTGCTCGACCTCGACCCGCTCCAACAGCTCGAAGCCATGATCACCGAGAACTGCCAGCGGGAACAACTCACCGTCCTCGAGGAAGCCGACGCCATCCAGGGCATGCTCGACCTCGGCGCCACCGCCGCGAGCGTCGCCCACAGGCTCGGCCGAAGCGACGACTACGTACGCGACCGCAGCAAAGCCGCCAGCATCCCCGCCGAAATCCGCCGGACCCGCAGCGACTTCGACCAGCTCACCATCGGCCAGCTGATCGCCATCAGCCGATACGACGGCCAACCGGACCGTCAGGAACGCCTCGCACACGCCGCCGGCACCTCGAACTTCGACTACATCCTCCACAACATCGAACGCGAGGACCGCGACCGCCGATGGCTCGAATCGGTCGCCGCGCTCCTCGGGGACGAAACCACCGGCCCCGACCTCATCCCGGAACCGGAAAAACCGTTCAACGACCCCGAATGGCGTTACGACGGCTGGGTCGGCGCGGCCTCCGGCACACCCGAAGAGACGCTGGAGTACCTCCGGGAGCAACGACCCGACGCGGTCTCCATCCACGAGGAGACCCGCCAGATCTACCTGTGGCACCGCCGGGACCGGGCCGCCGCCTCCGCCGAGGAGGAACGACGGGCGCTCGAACAGGCCGAACGCGACGCGAGGATCCATGCGCTCGAGGAATACGCCGCCGCCTCCGCCGCCAAACGCATGGCATGGCTGCACGCCAACCTCCACGCCATCAAACGCGCCAGACTCATCGAAACCACGGCAAGGCTCGGACTCCTGCAACTCGTCGACCCGGACCCGGACGGCTTCACCAAGGCGCTCTCCACATGGGACGACGTCAACTGCGGCCGCATGGAATACGAGAAGATCACCGGCATCCCCGCCGCGGACGCCCCAACAGCCGCACGCATCAGCCTGCAGACCGCCGACTGGCCACTGGAAGCCGCATCCATCCTCGCCTCACGCATCGAATGGTTCATAGACCCATCCGACTGGACCGACGTCAACGACAACAGCCGCCGCATCCCCGGCTACTACCAGATCCTCCAAGACATCGGATACCAGCCCGCGGACGACGAAACCAGCCACCTCGACCAACTCATCGCCGCCATCACAGAAGCCGACCAAGACGAAGAGAACGACCAATGACCAGGGAACAACTCGAAAGACTCGCCCAACTCCTCACCGACACAGCCCAGACCGCCAGCACAATCGAACTGCGAGCGCTCGCCGGTGGCAAGGTTGATAACGGCATTGCCGCGATGGCCTCCGGACTGAGAGCCAACTGCACTTCATGTTTGGTGCTGGTCAATGGCCTGATGCAGGAGGTGTCGTATGGGCGAGTTTGAGGATTCCAAGCGCATCGCACTGCAACGTCAGGGTTGGCATTGCCTCCGATGCGGCGTGAACATCCACGATCCGGCTCGTTGGCCTGGGCGTTCCGGCCATCATCGTCAGCTGCGTCGTGCGGCGGATCCGGATGTGCGGCACAGTCCGGCGAACATCGTCGAGTTGTGCGGCAGCGGTGACACGGGCTGCCATGGGTGGGTCCACCGGCATGTGGCGGAGGCGGAACGGCTGGGACTGATCGTGCCGTTCGGCATGGATCCGCTCGCCATTCCCGTGCGTGACTGGCGGGGGAAGTGGTTCCGGCTCAACCAGGACGGGACAGCCGTCGCACTCACACAGACCGAAATCATCCTCCTCCAGACGAAAGGAAACCAACAATGAGCGAAGAAGCGACCAAGCCGGACGCGCTCCTGTGGCTGGACTTCGAGACTACCGGCATCGATAGGGCGTCGTCCCTCCCGTTGGAGGTCGGCATGGAATGCACCGACGTGCTGGGCGAACAGTCGTATGGTTCGCTGCATCGCATCATCCGCCCGGCCGGTCTGGACCTGTTGGACATGAGTCCGATCGCGTTCTCGATGCACACCGACAACGGGCTGCTGTACGAGTTGCTGAACGGCTCGCGCAACAACGATAGCGTGGGCGCCGTGGCGAATGCGGTGGAGGAGTACCTCGACTCGCTCTCGCAACGTTTCACGCTGGTTCCGGCGGGAACGAACGTGGATTTCGACCTCGATTTCCTCAAGCGTCTGAACCTGAATCCGGACGCGTGGCTGAGCTACCGCAAGTTCGATCTGACCACATTGCGCCGCTATCTCACGTTCCTGGATTGTCCCGAGGACCCGTACAAGGGGCATAACGGCTCGCACAGGGTGCGTGATTGCATCCGTCGCGACATCAACGACTACCGGTGGTACCGCGAACTCCTGAAAGGGGCATGGTGATGAATGCGATCGCCGCGGCGCTCCTGCCATTCGGCGTGATCATCCTGACCGGCTTGACCGGAGGCCGGCCATGACGGTCCAGGCGCACACGGCATGGCGATACCGGAATCCCGCCGACCTGATCGGCCGGCGATGCATCGCACTCACCCGCATGGACGTCACGTTGGACGGCCCACTGGACCTGATCCGGTTGAGCCCGGTCCACGCGGTCCTGAAATACCAGGGCATCGGCCTGCACATCATCAACTGCGACCTGCGCCACCACACGAACAAGCCCGCCGACGGCATCCGGACCGTCATCATCACGGAAAGCAAACCATGAAACACATGAGAAACATCATCCATCCGCACATCAGGAAATGGCACAAGACCAGCCCATGCCCATACTGCGGCACAAGGAAACCCAACATCGAACACTACGCCCGAATCATCGGGGCCACGACCCGCTTCTTCTGGATCGCCAAATGCCGTGGATGCCCGAACGCCATCTGGATCACAACCCCGGACGACGACATCAAAACCGCAATACGCGGATGGAACCGATACGCCAACGGAGAATGGCGCAAGCGATAGGAGGAAACCGAAATGAAAAGAAAAACCAAGATGGCGCTCGCCGGCGGCATCGGCATCATGGCCGTCATCGCGTTCCTGTTCACGCCGGTACTGCTGCTCACGCTCGCCGGATGCGATACGGCGGAATCGTCGGAGCCGTCACGGGAGTCGTGTTCCGACGTGTCGGGGACGGTCCGCCAATGCGAGCTCACGCTGGACGACACGAGGAAGGTCGACTGCCTGATCTACCACGACCACCGAAAAGGCGGCATGTCCTGCGACTGGGACCATGCCAGCGGCGCCGACAGGGAGCCGGGCGAGTAAGGGGACGGGTATGGAGGATAGGATGCTCAAGTCCCGTGAGGCCGCGCGGGTGATCGGGGTCTCGCCCAGGACGTTGGCGAAGTGGCGTCAGAGGGGCGTCGGCCCGCAATGCGTGAGATTGGGGTACAACCTCGTGGTCTACCGCCTTTCGGACATCGACGCATGGACGCGAACGCGCGCGAGACACATGCCGAAGGCCACCGCGGCCGACCTCGAAGGGACCATCGGCCTTGACCGCACCGGCGGCCTCAATTCGCTCGATCACGTCCCACGGCTCAGGGGCGACCGGACGATCAAGACGGGCGGGGCGGAAAGCGAGGGAAACGGAATGAACGCCGAATACCACGAGCTCATCCGCCGTGCGGACCGACTCAGGGACCTGCTGGCCAAATACGCGGACGGCACGCTCGACTTCGAGCCCACCTGTCCGATCGCACTGCTTGGCCGCCAGC